TATGAAGAAGTTATTTATTGTTTTACTTATGTTATCGAACAATACATTTGCTGAGCTAGATAACCAGCAAGAAGGTAGTTTAAATACCAGTAACAATAACTCTACAGTATCTTCTAATAACACTACAACAGATGGGTCTACCTCGAATACTTATAATGGGGCAGGCTCTAGTAGTGAAATACCCGTAGGTTCTGCAATTAGTCCAACGTATATGTCTAACGGATCTGAAACATGCCTACAAGGCACTGGTGGTTCTTTACAGACAGTTGCTGTTGGGTTTAGTTCAGGTACTTATAAAAGAGATTTTGATTGTAACAGAAGAAGAGATTCTAAAGTACTTAGTGACTTAGGTATGAAGGTCGCTGCAATTGCAAGAATGTGTGAAGATATTACAGTGTGGAGGTCTATGTTTTTATCTGGAACACCATGCCCTATACTACAAAGAGGTAAACTTGTTGTAGGAAAGCGAGCATTTTTAGTTATGAAAACACAACCAGAAATTTACATACCTGATTATGGTAAGGTTAAGAGGAGCTTGACTGATACCCAGGTGTGGTATAACACAATACTAGGGATTGGAGAAAAGATAAATGAAGAAAGCACTGAAGATACTATTTCTATCAGCGATAGGTTCCGTAGCTCTAGCAAATGAGCTAGATAATCTTACACAAACATCTAATGAAATAGTAAACCAAATTGACACAGGTATTCAACTTGTAGGTGCAGCAAGTGAGTTTTCACACCACGGTGATGGACTATCCTCAGGGAACCTTTCAGGCACTGCACATATTACTTCAGAACATTTAGAAGCGTATAACAGTGCACTGCTGGGTATGTCTAACTATAAACCCTATGGGGACCTCAAAGCTGTACTAGAAAACAAAGCAGCAGGTGAACTGGATCTTATGGATTCTGCTATTGATACTTTCACAGAAGCTGTTGTAGAAATGATTCAAGTGGTTGAGGTTGCTGAGATATCAGAAGCAGCATCTAGTCCACAAGAAGAAGCTGCAGTACAAGAGTTTGTAGCTGAGAACCAACAAGTACTAGCTATATCTCAGGATACTGTCAGTGAATACAATGAGTCTTTAGATGATATCGAGACCCATGCTAACAATGCCAGCGCCTACATTGCAGTTGCCAATAGTGAGTCAGCTGTTAGTTTCTTAGAGCAAGGTATTGAGAATGCTAACACTACTGCTGAACAAACAAACATCTTTTACGATGCTAATGCTCAGTGGGTTGCTATGGGTTACAATACAACAAGAAACCTTACTGCAGTCTATTTAAATGGAACTGACGGTATAGGTTTAGACCTTTACATGTCTGAAGCAGATATACTAACCATGGGAAGTGAGTCCGAGTTTTACTTAACAGGACCTACAGCTCAAGGGTATAACTGCTTTATCAAACAAACGGATTGTGAGTTATGAGTTTATCAGATACAGAGTTAAGTATAGGTGGTGTAAAGTTTAAAGGCATTTACATTGCTGTTGTACTATCATTAGCTACCACAATAGGTGGTGGTGTATGGACAGCCTCTAGCTTATACTCAAGACTAGAAGGTGTAGAATCCCTAAAGATTCCTAACGTTACCCCTATTAAAGAAGACATACAACTTATCCAGCAACAACTGCTAGATAACGATGTGGGTAAATTACAGGGTAAATTAGCGGAGTTAGGGGTTACCCTTGTGACCATTAAGGGTCAACAAGAAAAGCTCTTAGAATTGAACACAGACGTTTCTGAGCTATCTAAGGATATAGAGACGATAAAAGGTACGGTTGCAGAAGCAAAAGTAATTGCTAATACATTACAAGATTCTTCTGATGACCTTAAGAAAATTAAAAAAGAGATAGATGATCTCTGGCAGGGTATGGATTACTTATCTAACCCCTTAGGAAAATAAAGGACGAGGACTATGTTACAACAATTAATTGGCCCTGTAACTGGGCTGTTAGATAAATTCATAGAGGATAAAGACAAGAAGAATGCGATTGCGTTTGAATTATCGACAATGGCTGAAAAGCACGCACAGGAACTTGCGAAAGCGCAACTTGAAGTTAATAAGACGGAAGCGGCACATAAGAATTTATTTGTTTCGGGTTGGAGACCGGCTGTGGGTTGGACTTGTTGTGTGGGACTTGCGAGTAACTACATACTTATTCCAGTGGCAAACTTTTCGCTTGCTCTTGCCAATTCTACCGTTGAGGTCCCTATTTTAGATCTATCAACAATGATGCCAGTTCTTATGGGTATGCTTGGATTAGGTGCTATGAGAACCGTAGAGAAAACTAAAGGCGTAAATAGAAATCAATAGGAGATTTTATAATGGCTAGTCAGATTAATATAAACAACCCAACAACGGGCTCCCCTACAACATCTTCTGTTAGAGATAATTTTACAGAAGCTAGAAATGAGATTAATACTTTATTAAAATCTTCATTAGATGTAGTTACTACAGCTGGAACAGGAACTGCGTATACAGCTAACTTTGGTATTGATGTGGTTAAAGTAAATGGTGCAAGAGTAATTGTAAAAGCTCACACAGCTAATACCGGCTCTGCATCCATTAACATAGACACTACTGGGGCATCTACTATAAAAAATATGAATGGCACTAATTTGTCAGCAAATCAAATTGGTGGGGCAAACCATTACTTAGATTTAATATATAATAGTGGTAATAATACATGGGTTCTTTTAAACCCCGCAAAGCACGTAATACCTCAGTCTGATGTTACAAATTTGTCAGCTGATTTAACAGCTTTATCAACTAATAAATTAGACTCAACCGCTTATTCAGCCTCTGATGTTCTTCTTAAGATTAAAACTGTAGATGGTGCAACTAGTGGTTTAGACGCAGATAAAATAGATGGGTATGACATTGTAGTGGGTGCTACAGGAACTGATGCTAATACTATTTATTTCCAAACATAATGAGGTAACTTATGCCAAGTTTAAAATTAGGCGACACTGATATTAGCGCCATTCAAGTTGGTAGTACTGATGTGCAGGCAGTGTATATCGGAGAGACTGAGATTTGGTCTGGTAAACCTACTTATATAATTAATAACGGATATGATAGTAAAAGAACAAATACTACTCCTCAGTATCCAAATGATGAGCCATACTATGATACTGTTCAGTACGGTTATAGAGCAACATCTTCAGGTACTTTAGGGCCTTTTGGCAGTTTTAGTTCTAACGGAAAACTTCCTTTAGTAAACGGTAAAGGGTCATTTCCATTTGGAACTAATGCAGGCACCTCAGCTTACATACAAGAATTTTACAATCAAACAAAAGATTACAGTACCAGTCAAGCTACAGACGAAACAAAACTGATCCTCCGGGTACAAGGTAATCTTGGAGATAACAGCGGATGGACTAGTATCACTAGTGGGACAAAAACTGTTTACAGGACTGATGCTACTTATGATTATGCTGCAGGGGGCCAAAGGAGGTGGACCTGGACAAGTAGTGGTTACGATGGCAGTATATTTCTTTTTGGCAGTTCAGGCACAACAGAAATACAAGTTACAGTGTAAAGATTTTATATTAGGAGATAAATTATGGCAACTTCACCAAGGGCGCCTAGAAACTTTTTCCCTGCAGATTTAACACCTCTGTTATTATCTGGGTGGCAAACAAATAAATTTGATAAGAGCATACCCTTTTGGGCTGAAGTTGATGGTTTGCAATTTACTAATACATCTGTCAGACGAAAGCCCGGAAGATCCCTTATAGGTGACTTTAGCTCTCAACCGATACGAGGGTTAACTTCTATCAATGAGTATGATACTAAGGTTCTTTATATAGGTGATCTTAATAATATTTATAGATGGAAACTTGATGACCCTACAACAATAGGAACAGTGGTGGGATCTGGGTATAACTTAGTAGAAACTGGAGGGGCTAGTATTTGGGACGTAGCAGACGGAGGTTCTACTTGGGTTGAGGATACAGGTGAAATTTCTGTTTGGGATGAAGGTTCTGTACATTCTAGTGCTTGGTCATTTACTAACTTTGGTACATGGGTATTTGCTTCAGATAGTGTAGGTCCAATAAAAATTAAAAAGAATAACGAAACTTTTGGTGAGTTATTAACTGGCTCTGTTTCTGGGGCTGTTATTACAAACGCAGGTTCAGGTTATTCGGTAGGGAATAATTTAACGTTTAGTGGCGGCCAGGGGACTAACCTTACTGCACAGGTTACAGAAATTAGCAGTAGTACTGGTGCAGCTAGAATTAAAATTACTAACTTTGGATCTGGTTATAATAATAGTGATGTATTAACAGCATCCTCTGGGGGAATGCAAATTAGACTAACAGTTTCTGATTGTTCATTTACTAAAGTAACGGCTATTGATAAATCTGGTCCACACATTTTAGCAATTAACTATAATAAAGCTAACTCTGAACACCCTTATGATGTTGCATGGTGTGATACAGATAACCCAGATACTTGGATACCTGCTTCGGCCAACGCTGCAGGTAGCCTTACATTACGAGAAGCTTCTTCTCCCTTAAAAGCCATTGTACCTCTT